CAACAAGACCCTGCGGCAGGCCTACGAGGCCTATCCCCGGACGTTCATGCTGTTCTGCCGCCAGGTGCTCGCCACCGACTTCAAGGCGATGCACCGGGTCCAGCTCGGCGAGGCGCCGCAGCTGCTGGAAGTCGGCGAAAGCGGCGAGTTCAAGCGCGGCACGCTCGGCGAGAGCAAGGAGAGCTACAAGGTCAAGACCTACGGCCGGGTCGTCGCCATCACCCGGCAGACCCTGATCAACGACGATCTCGACGCCTTCACCCGGATCCCGGCGATGTATGGCAACTCCATCGCCCAGCTGGAAAGCGACGTGGTCTGGGGCATCATCACCGCCAACCCGGCCATGGCGGACGGGACGGCGCTCTTCCATGCCAACCACAGAAACCTTGCCGGCACCGGCGCCGCCCTCGACGTGACTAGCGTCGGTGCGGCCCGCGCTGCGATGGCCAAGCAGACCGGCCTCGACAAGAAGACGGTGCTCAACATCCGCCCCGCCTATCTGATCGTGCCCGCATCGCTGGAGCTGAAGGCGGAACAGCTGGTGGCGCAGAACCTCGTGCCCGCCCAGAGCGGCAACATCGTGCCGCAGTCGATCCGCACGCTCAGCCCCATCAGCGAGCCGCGGCTCGATGCTGCCAGCGAAACAGGCTGGTATCTGGCAGCGTCGCCGAACCAGATCGACACCATCGAGTACGCCTATCTGGAAGGTCAGCAGGGCGCGTACATCGAAACCCGCAACGGCTTCGACGTTGACGGGGTCGAGATCAAGTGCCGGCTCGACTTCGGCGCCAAGGCCATCGACTGGCGCGGTCTCTACAAGAACCCCGGCGCGTAACAGCCGGGAACTCTCTCCATCACCCCGAACGCACAGGCGGTCCTGACGGGCCGCCCTTCGTCTTTCCGAAAGGACTTCCCTCATGAAAAATTACGTCCAGCCCGGCAATACCATCACCCTGACCGCGCCCTCTGGCGTTGCCTCCGGCGATGGGTTGCTCGTCGGCTCCATCTTCGGCATCGCCTCAACCGACGCGGCCAGTGGCGAAGCGGTCGAGACGGTTCTCGTCGGCGTGTTCGATCTGAAAAAGACGGCAAGCCAGACATGGGCAGCCGGCGACAAGGTCTATTGGGACAATACCGCCAAGGAAACGACCAAGACCACGACCTCCAACACGCTGATCGGCGTCGCCGTCGCGGCGGTTGCCGGTGGCGCCGGTGACACGATCGGCCGGGTACGGCTGAACGGTTCGTTCTGATGAGTGCCTTCGCCGCCGCCGTCGATCTGCTCTTCGCCGACCCCAACATCGGCAGGGATGCTATCTATACGCCCGATGGTGGCATCGCAGTGCCGGTACGCATCATTGCCCGGCGAGCCGACAAGGTCACCGGCTTCGGCGAGGCGCGGCTCTGGTCGGAAACCACCCGCATCGACCTGCGCGTGGCTGAAGTGTCAGCACCGCGCCCCGGCGACCAGATCGCGATTGATGGTGATGCCTTCCTCATTCAGGGCGAGCCGGTGCGTGATCGCGAGCGGCTCGTCTGGACCGTGGACCTGCGCCCCGCATGAAACTCGGCATCAGCATTGTCGGTGATATCGCCCGGATCATGGAGGCGGAAACCCGCGCCGGCGAAAGGGCGGTCAGTACCGCCATGCGGCAAGCCGGCACTGGCCTCAAGGCTGCCTGGCGGGCGCAGATCACCGGCGCAGGTCTGGGGGCACGGCTCGCCCGTACCATTCGCTCCGAGCAGTATCCAAAAGGCAGAGCGAGCCTCAACGCCGCAGCACTGGTGTGGTCGAAGGCGCCGGTCATCGTTGGCGCACACGATACCGGCCCGCTGATCCGCTCGAAAGACGGGTTCTGGCTGGCGATCCCGATGCCGGAAGCTAGAAAGTCCATACGCGGAGGGCGCATCACCCCCGGCGAATGGGAGCGCCGCACCGGCATGCGGCTGCGCTTCGTCTATCGCCGCACTGGTCCGAGCCTGCTCGTCGCCGACAATGTGCGCGTCAGCAAGTCCGGCCGCGTGCGCGAAAACATCACCCGGCACAAGGATGGCCGCGTCTCCAGCCGCCTGAAAGGTCGCGCCACGGCCGTGATCTTCCTGCTGGTGCCGCAGGTGAAACTGCCAAAGCGGCTCGATCTGGCGCGGGATGCCCGTGCGGTTGAAAATGCTCTGCCAGGGTTGATTGTGGCGAACTGGGAAGAAACCCGATGAGAATTATCGACGTTCGGTATCCGTGTCGCGGTGCTCCTCGCATACTCGATTGGCCGGCTGTTGCGTGTTCAGGTACTCTTCCTGCAAGCGGTCAGTCTCGGCTTCAATCCGCGCCCGGCAACCGGGATCGAGCGTAGCGAGCTTGTCCTGAAGGCTGCGACCCATGAGCATAATCCTTTCCGCCGGCGCCTTGCTGATATGGCGTTGTGGCAGGTCTCTACAAACCAACCTTTTGTTCCGAAGTCGACATCTTTGCAGCATTGGCATATATTGCCAAAGCACTTGATGGAGACTCGCATGGCCACCCGCAACGTCGTTCTGACCGATACCCAGTCTGCCCTGGTCGACCAGTTGGTCGCGTCAGGCCGCTACCAGAACGCCTCGGAAGCCCTGCGTGCGGGACTGCGCCTGCTCGAGCGTGAGGAAACCGAGCTTGGCGCGTTGCGTGAGCGGCTGACGACGGGGCTTGAACAGGCCCGGCGTGGCGATCTTGCCGACGGCAGTGGCGAAGATGCAATTCGTCGCGCCTTTGCCGCAGCACGTTCGCCATCCTGATGCCCAAACCCTGGCGCCTGACGCGGCAAGCGGAAGCCTCGCTGGTGGAAATTGCCGGCTGGACGCTCGAGACATTTGGTCCACGGCAAGCCGCCGCCTATGAAGAGGACCTGATCACCCGCTGTGTGGCAATTGCAGCCGGCACGGCGATGTCGCAGGACTGCCGCCGCCTGATCGATCCGGATCTGCCCGAGGAGCTGCGCTTTGTCCGCGCCGGCCAGCATTTCGTCATCTTCGTCGAGGACGCCGAACAGGTGATCATCGTCGATTTTCTGCACGCTCGCTCGGACCTGCCACGACGGCTGACCGCTCTTGGCGAACTGAAACCCGACAGGGACCATTGAAGCTGGGCCGGTCCCGGCGAACCGGGACCATCATGCCCACCACTCGCGAAACCATCCTCACTGCGCTGCACGCGCGGCTTGTCACGCTGCCCGCAACGACATTGCGCGGTGACGTGCTACCCGAGCGCGTGCCGGCCGCTGGGCTGCTGATCCTGCGTGATGGCGACCCGGGCGAGCCGGAAGTAACGCTGTCGCCGCTCACCTACCATTACCAGCACAGAGCCGAGATCGAGGCCGTTGTGCAAGGTGCGAACCGCGACGCAGCTTTTGATGCGCTCTGCGTCAGCATCGGCACGGCGCTCGCCGCCGACCGCACGCTCGGCGGTCTCTGCGACTGGGTCGAGGCAGAAGCGCCGCAGCCGGTCGACCTGCCGGTTGAGGGCGCAGCAACTCTGAAAGCCGCCGTCATTCCGGTGGTGGTGCACTATTCCACGGCTGACCCGCTCGGCTGAACCCGACAACATCTGACAAGGACAAGATCATGGCACGAGCTCAGGGGGCGCGGGCGCGGATGGCGCTCGCCTTCGAGACGATCTATGGCACGCCGCCAGCAAGCGGCTTCACGCGCATGCCGTTTGCCAGCACAACGCTCGGGTCCGAGCAGCCGCTGCTCAATTCCGAGCTGTTGGGCTATGGCCGCGATCCGCTGGCACCGGTCAAGGATGCGGTGACGGCCGATGGCGATGTGGTGGTGCCGATCGATGCCGAGGCTTTCGGCTTCTGGCTGAAGGCGGCGTTCGGGGCTCCGACGACCACCGGCACGGCACCGGGTCCGTTCACGCACACCTTCCAGTCCGGGTCCTGGACGCTGCCGTCGATGGCGATCGAGACAGGCATGCCGGAGGTGCCGCGCTATGCCATGTATTCCGGCGTGGTGCTCGATCAGCTCAGTTGGCAGATGCAGCGCTCTGGGCTCTTGACCGCGACCGCCCGGGTGGTGGCGCAGGGCGAAACGGTGGGTACGACCAGCGCCGCAGGGACACCGGCCGAACTGGAGCTTCTCCGCTTCGGGCATTTCAACGGCGCCATCAAGCGCAACGGCACGGCGCTCGGCAATGTGATCTCGACCGAAATCACCTATGCCAACAATCTCGATCGGATCGAGACCATTCGCGCCGACGGCATGATCGACGGCGCCGATCCGTCGATTGCCGCGCTTACCGGCCGCACCGAAGTGCGCTTTGCCGACAGCACCCTCGTCAGCCAGGCCATCAGTGGCACCCCTTGCGAGCTGGAATTCTCCTACACGCTGATTTCCGGCGAGAGCCTGACCTTCACCGCCCATGCTGTCTATCTGCCGCAGCCGCGCATCGAGATTTCCGGGCCGCAGGGCGTGCAGGCCTCGTTCGACTGGCAGGCCGCCCGCGACGCCACGCTCGGACACATGTGCACCGCCGTTCTCATCAATGATATGGAGACCTACTGACCATGATCCGCCTCGACCTCTCCACCAAACCGCGCTGGCTCGATCTGGGATCCGGCCTGCGCCTGCACGTCCTGCCGGTCACCACGGCCATCATGGTCGCCGCCCGCAACGATCCGGCGGTCGAAGCGCTCCCCGAGGACGCCAGCCAGGAACAGATGGCCTTGGTCATGGCCAAGGCTGTCGCCCGGCGCGTGGTGACGGATTGGGAGGGTGTCGGTGATGCCGACGGCAAGCCGGTGGTGGTCACACCTGATGGTATCGACGCGTTGCTCGACATCTGGCCAGTGTTCGAGGCGTTCCAGACCCGGTGTCTTGCGCCGCATCTGATGCTGGAAGCGGAAAAAAACGTCTCATCGCCCTTGCCGAGTGGCGCTTCGGCGGGGGCGAAAGCTACTGCGCGGCCTGCCAGTGCGCGTGCCCGGACTGCCCGGCGCAACTGAACCATCCGGAAACGCCGGATGGTTGGCGGGTGTGGGACCTCGTCCTGCGCCTGACCGGGCAGTTGCGCGTCACCGGCGGCATGGGCGCTACCGTCGTCATCGGTTGGGACATGAGTGCTGCTCTCGCCATGGCACAGGCGCTTGGCATTGAACCGCTCATTGCGGCCGAGTGCCTGCCCGCGATCTGTCCAGCGTCAGCGCTGATGGGACCAAATTGGCTTAACTGAGAACGGAGGATTTCTGGTTCATCGTAGCCTTTCAAAGGAGCGAAGATGAGACAGAAATCCGGGACAGGGAAAGCGCC